GCTTGCCCAACAGGACAGGCGGGCACAGGAAGCCCAGGACAACGTCGCAAACCAAGCTCTTATCTCTCTTGCTCATGCTTACCATTCTACACATTCTATCGACCAATGCAAGCGCCTTTCTTTAGTATGGCACCGGAAAAAGTTGCGGGACTCCGATGGAACGATCCAGGGCCTAGGCCCCCATACCTTGTGTCTCATGAATTTAAAAAGGAGGTCAAATAGGTTTAGGAGTCCCAAAAAAAGAATCATATACTTTTAGGAGTCCCGTTGCGTCAAGTCGTTTTCCATATAATCTAAAGCTTCTTCTAATGAGACTGGAATCTCATCGCCTGTAGCCCATTTCCAGTCTTTCGCAAGTTTTTCGTATTCTCTTGGTGTAAACAGATAGGATACGTTGCGAACAGCGATTATATCGTATTCTTTTTCTTCTGGCTCTTTAGTTTTTGCGATGAAGTTGAGAGCTTTTCTCGAAACATCTTGCCTAAGGCTTTCCAAAAGTATTTGTTTGATTTGATATGGGGAGGGCATGAGCTTTTCTCGTATATCTTATCGAATCTATTGTCATTCGACTTGAGACGATTAGCTATCTCAAGAAGGACTACAAAGCTGCACGTTACGAACAGCATTGTAACACAATCAACGATTATTCCAAAGACTTCCATACTATATTATATTAGTTTTTATAAAAATTTTGAACTATATAATTTTGTGTTACTGAGAATTAAGTTTGGTATCAGGCCTGTCACTAACTGTGCATCTGGGTGTTGACTACCCTCATTTTCCTTGCATAAGGGGATAGACCTTAAGATAGATAATCCAAGTAGTCGCGGCTCCGAAGCAGCCTGCGAACAGTGCATCTAATAGGTAGGGAGCTTCGCATTTAGAGAATGGATGCCAATAAAGTAATCCCCAGAAAAGTCCACTCCAGAATCCCATGCATAGGATACAGTTTATAAGTTTGCCAAAAAACTTAAACTTCCTTTCAACGACCTCTTTGTAATTGCCTTCCTCGTCTTGAGTTAGCTTTGAGTAAGTTAGAAAGTTCCTCAGAGGGAGCATGATTTGAGAGTTGACGATAATAGTCGCCATCCCAAATGTTCCTAGAATCCAAATAAAAGTGCTAGTTAGGTAATCCATGAGTTTTATCTTTTATAATTTTAGCGTGCTGTAATGTATCTGCGTGATGCCTTAAGAATTTTTCTTTTGCTTTAAACCACCCCTCTCTCATTATACCAGGAGATTCATGCATTGCAACAATAGGAACGGTGTAGTTGGTAAATCCTTCTAGGTATGCTTTGTAAGTTAAATGTATATCATAGAAGTCCCACCCTGTTTCTAGGTATTCAGGCTGATCAATGCCGATCTTTTTAAGGTTACCATAAGTAGTAGCCATGAAGCACCCGTCCATAACCAGGACTTGACCACTCTCTCCGAAATAATTTGGTTTCATGGTCTCCCTATTTTCTCCTTGAAATACAAATCCTCTTGCGTCACCGCTTGCTCTTGAGTTCCACCAAGCCCCATCTGGAGGCAAGTGACATCCTCCCGCTAGGCCTACAAATCCTACTCCAGGTTTCCTAGCTATTCTCAGGTATTCAATTAATTCTTCAGCAGGGGTTATGATATCAATGTCATCGTGGCAAAGAACTATAATATCACCATACTCTAATGGAGATGGCTTAAAGAAACTTATATTCTCTTTGTGTCCTTGATAAATAGAGTTGGAGTTGTAGCAGACTTGAATACCTAAAGCTTCATTCTTTCTACAGTAATTAATTAACTTACTGAGTGATTTAGGTTGTTTTTCTTTTCTACTACATACAGAGAAGTAAATCATTATGATTAATAATAGTGAAGAGCTTGAGAGGATTGCAGACGAATTTAAGAAATGCTCTCATGATTGCGAATATTTTACAAATAACTACATTAAGGTAGTACACCCGATGAGGGGAATGGTGAACTTTAAACTTTACCCTTTCCAATCTAGAATTTTAGACGAGTTCCAAGATTATCGTCTCACCATTCTTAGGAAGTTTAGGCAGGCGGGATGCACAACTTTAATGGCTGCTTATGCACTTCACTTTTGTCTTTTCGGGACCAATAAGAGAGTTGCAATTTTATCCAAAGGTGATGCGGAAGCCAAAGAAGTTATTTCTCGTATTAAAATCATGTATGAGGAATTGCCTTTCTGGATGAAGCCTAAGACAACGAGAGATAATGATCACACGTTATCCTTTGAAAACGGTTCTTCTATTCAATCAAAGGCCTCAGGAAAGCAATCAGGACGTTCCATATCAGCTTCTCTTCTCATCTTAGATGAGGCAGCATTTATCGAGCATATTGATACTATTTGGGCTGCTGTAGGGCCTACAACGTCCACAGGCGGGCGTGTGGTGTGTCTCTCCACAGTTAATGGTATCGGGAATTGGTTCCACAAAATGTACACTCAAGCCTTAGAGGGTGATAATGGGTTTCACCCAATCGATATTACTTGGCAAGAGCATCCTGAATACAAAAGACACAAAGGTTTTGAATGGTTATATGAGCAGATGGAGGCTTGTAATCCTCCTATCAATGTTGATAAGTGGGAAGAACAAACAAGACGTAAACACAGCTATAAAGAATGGCTACAAGAATATGAAGCTAGCTTTCTAGGAACAGGTGAGACCTATATTGAAGGAGAGATTCTTAAAAATCTTAAAGAAAATTGTAATAAGGACTATTGGATAAAATACAACAATAGAATGAGGATTTGGGAAGATCCACAGCCGAATCATGAATATGTTTTGGCTGCTGACCCCTCTATTGGTCGAGAAAGAGATTATTCAGCCTTCCATATTATTGACATCTATAATGGTAAGCAAGTTGCAGAATTCTACTCCAACAGAACCCCAATAAATGAGTTCGCCAAGATTATAGCAGATGAGGGTAGGCTTTACAACACCGCTTTTGTATGCCCTGAAAGAAATGGTATTGGTAATAATTTAATATATTTTTTACAGGATGAACTAGAGTATGAAAACCTGATGATGGATGAGTCGCGGCAAATAGGAATGATGATAACTCAGAAAAATAAAGAAAATTTACTTGCTGATCTTGAGCATAATATCAGGGCAGGTAAAGTTTTAATTAACTCTGAAAGGCTGATTGGAGAGTTACTAACCTTCATTATTGACCCCACTACGGGTAAGGTCAAGCCAGATAGCAACTGTCATGATGATTTAATTATGTCATTTGCCACTGGGATCAATGTTTTTAACAACTTAAGAGGAAATGCCTTCATAGAAAAGTCAGAAGATGAAACTTATATCCCACCGGCCATACAGTCCGCTTATACATATAAGGTAAAGACATCTAAAGATGAACTTACAGAAGAGAATATTAAATGGCTGATAGGAAAATAAGAGAAGGCGCGGAAGGATACACGCAATTCGACAATCCTCAGGGTCCTTATAATAAACCTTTTGGACTTATTGGTAGATTTTTCAAGAAGTTTTTCTCCAGAGAGGTAGAGGACTACGAAGATGCCCAATACATTGACCCCATAAATAAAAAATCAGTTGCCCCTCCGAAACCTCTTCAGGGGGATGCTGTTCAGGCTAATCAGACGGTAAAGATACCAACTGAGTTTGGTTACTCCAAGAGTTCTTATCCAATTCTACCTCAGTTAGAGTATGATCGAAAGAAAAGATACAAGGAATATGAGGATATGGATGGATATCCTGAAATATCCTCTGCTTTTGACATTTACAGTGACGACACTACCCAAGAAAATATTGACGGAACTCCGTGGGACATTGTTACCGACGATGCCATGGTAAAAAAAGAAATTGCTGATATGTTTGATCAAGTCAGCATGACTCGATATCTTTGGGATATCTCTAGAAATGTTGTTAAGTATGGTGACATGTTTATTGAAACTATTATCGACTTAAACAACGCTAAATCAGGAATTCAAAGAATTAAGGTCTTGAACCCTAGCTACATCTTCCGAGTAGAAGATGAATTTGGTTACCTTAAAAGGTTTTTGCAAGAAGTTCCTAAAAAGGGAGATTGGGGGAGTTACGGTTCAATAGGACCGACCTTGGATGACTCTAGAATGATTTCCTTAGATCCAGGTCAGATAGTTCACTTTAGATTACACACTTCAGACCCCACTCACTATCCTTATGGTAAATCTGTAGCAGCAGCGGCCAGAGTTACTTATAAGAGTCTTAAGATGATGGAAGACGCCATGCTTATCTATCGTCTGGTGAGAGCCCCCGAAAGGCGTATATTCTATATTGACACAGGCTCTCTTCCTTCTTCTAAGGCTGAAATGCATATTAAGAAGCAGATGGATAAGTTCAAGAAGAACAAGAGCTACAACAATTCGACGGGGAACATAGAAGAGAATTATAACGCTTTAGCTGCTGATGAAGATTTCTACATTGCCGTAAACGGAAGAGGCTCGGGGACCAAGATCGACACTCTTCCTGGTGCCGACAACCTTGGTGAAGTGGATGACGTAAAATATTTCAGAGATAAATTGTTAGCTGCTATGAAAATTCCTAAGGATTATATCGTAGAGAAAGATAATGCACCTGAAAAGAAAGCAAACCTAGCTCAGTTAGATGTTAAGTTTGCTAGAGTCATTGGCAGAATTCAAAAATCTTTAGAGATTGGGTTAGAAACTTTAGCAAAAAGGCACTTAATGCTTCGTGGATTTCCGAACACCCTCATTGAATCTGTCAGAATTAAACTACCTGCCCCGTCTGATATGGCTCTTAAAAGACAGCTAGATACAGATGAACAGAAGGCGAGGGTCGTACAAGCTGTAAAGGGGCTAGGAATTTTCCCCATGGAGAAAATCTACAAAGATTACTATCAGCTTTCGGATGAGGAAATCTCTCAGATGAAGAGTGGCCTTGAAAAAGATCAAAATGACCCTGTGTTTGGAGCCATGGCTCAGGCTCCTGGGGCTCCTGGGGCTCCTCCCCCACCACCTGGGCCACCAGAGGAATCCCCCAAGGGACCTGAGCCTCAACCCGAATCTTTAGATATAGAAAGTATGAAGTCTCTTGCTTTAGAGGCAGATTGTGATGTTGAACTGCTTAATCTCCTGGAGGATATATCTAAGAGAAAGCATTTTAATAAATAAGACCGTCAAAGGAAGTCTAAATAATTTTGATAAAGAATTTATACCATGTTAACTAACCTTATAGAAAACAGAGGAAAAGAGTTCAGCAACTTACTTAAGATTGGTGATTACTTGGCTCGCACTCTTAGAGAAAATGTAGAGCTTTTTAACGTTGAAAGTGGAAAAGCTACTTATTTGACTGAAAACGGATCCGTCATAAGTGGTGAATACACCTTTAGCCCAACGATAAAACTGAATAAGATTGTTGTGGAGGATTCTTCTGTTTTAGAAGATCAAAAATCTTTTGAGAGTATAACCTCAAAAAAGATATCTAATCTTTTGTTCAGCCTTATTGAAAGCGATTATAACAAAGCAGATAATTCTTTCAACAATATTCTCTCATTGTATGAGACTAAGCTCTCCTACGATAGGATAAGCAAAAGACTTCAAGAAAAAGTCGAAAGATTTGGGGATCAAGGCAACATTGTTACTTCAAAAGAGTTCAAAAGAGTTAATGAAATTAGAGATCAAATCGTAAATTTCCTTACTGAGAAAAACTTAGTTTCTGAATCCTCTGATATCAGAAACGGTGTTAAACTCTCAACCTTGGTCGCAGCTTCTTTTGATCTTCCCAAGAAAACCATTGAGCAACTTGCAGAGGAGAAACAATTTGAGGTTAAAACAATCGGCAAGAACAGCCTCTACGAATACCTTTGCAGAAAAGAGTTAATTCAGAAAGAATTACTTGAAGCTCGCCAAAGCTTTGACAAGATCTGGATCAGCAATACAGCAATGCAAGACTTGGCTGCGATGATCTTTGAAAGTGATGAGGACAATATTAGACATCAAGTGGCTCAAGTTGTTTCTGATGTCCCTTATTTCGCACTCGCAAGCAAGAAGCAACTTGCCAGCATACTTAGAAATTCATTATCAATGAATGAAGTGTCGATTAAGAATAAGGATTTAAACTCTTTCGTTTCTAAGATATTTGAAATGAAGAAACCAGTCAAGTCTTATGTGATAAGTGTTCTCAACGAGAAATATGGCATTGATGTTCGTAAGTTAGATGAAGTTCCTACTTTCAAAACATTACTTATGACTGAGGCTGAAATACTTAAGACGATTGCTGATCATTCTCCTACGGATTCTATCGTTCAAAAAACTTTAAACGAGTTTGTTGATATCCTTCAGGTTAAGAGCGGAGCAGAGTCCATTGATCTTGCTGATTTTATTAATGAATTATTTAATGAAGCTGGTTACAATCAATCTTTAAATGAATCTCAACTCGCTGATTACATGGACTTTAGCAAGGTTGGCGAGGATCTTGGTAAGATAGGAAAAGTTTTAAAAATGCTGGTCCCTGCTGTTGAGAAAGTGTCGGATGAGGTTGAAGACCAAGAAGATCAATCTGAAGACCAATCTGAAGAAGAATCTTTAGGCTCACCCGATGACATGAATAGCGACTCTGAGGTTCCTATGAAAGCTGATAAGAAGGATCCTGATGACATTGCTAAAGAAGTAAAAGACGAAGATAAAGCTGAGAAGAAGGAGGCCGAGGATGAAGATCCCAAAGACGACTCCGATGATGCTGAAGACAAGTCTGAAGATTCTGAGGAAGAGATGGAGCAGGATGATTTAACAAGTGCTCTTTCTAGCATCGAGGATCTTCTGAAAGATCTTACTGCTGAAAACGATAAGGAAGACAAGAAAAAGGACCCTGAACAATACAAAAGCTAAAGGAGGTAGTTAGTGACAATCAAAAACAGACTTCCTCTAGCATTAAGCTATGACAGCAACGATAACCCCTCCGGTTTAGCGGAATATAGTATCAGTTCAGTTGATCTTGTTGATGTTGCTACCGATCATGCTCCTGAGCACTATCAAGTCTTGGCTTGGTCTGCTGTTGGAGATGGGTCTTTTATATATGCTCCTTCTACAATCACCGCAGGCACCGGAGGTGGTGGAGGTGGATCTTTTACCTGCGGTGATTTAACTGGATGTAGTGTAACCGCTCTCACAGATGTTTGTGGTGACGCGGCTTCTGAAGGTGAAGTTCTAGCTTGGGATGGGTCTCAGTTTTGCCCCTCGACACTTGTAATTATTGACCCCAATAGTACACTACCTGTCACTGCTAACCCTAAACTTACATTTACACAAGCTCCTCAATTTAATGCAGGACTGCAAACCACGGGGTCGGTTACATTTGCAGCCGCGCCTACAGTTGGCGGATCTGAAGATCCTCTAGTGGTAACCAGTGAATTAGATCCTTTTCTAACCACTGCTCTAGCAGAGGATCAATTTCTAACCACTGCTCTAGCAGAGGATCAATTTCTAACCACTGCTCTAGCAGAAGATCAATTTCTAACTACTGCCTTAGCCGAAGAACAGTATTTAACAACTGCTTTAGCTGAAGATCAATTTCTAGCCACTGCTTTAGCGGAGGAACAGTACTTAACAACTGCTTTAGCCGAAGAACAATATTTAACAACTTCTCTCGCCGAGGAACAATTTGTTCTTACTTCAGTAACGTCAACGCTTTTAGAAAAGCCTGGGTCTGGTGGTAATAATGATCTTATCCTTTATGCTAGTAATAATGAAACATCAACGCAAACTCCAGGTAACTTTATATCAACTAATGAGATAGCGAAATATACAGCAGCCAATGTATTCACGCAAACTAATTCTTTTGAGAACGGTTTAAATGTAACTGGTCCTACAAATGTTACTGGATCAGTAACATTCAAAGACAAACCAACGGTTGAGGGAACAGATGTTGTTATTGCTACAGACCTCAATGCATATGCCACTAATACGAAAGTGGATAATCTTGCAGTGACATCTTTGGTTGATGTCGCTCTTCAAGATGCCGGTTCCAGCGAAACTTTTAATGTTGTTTTGAGAGGAAACATCCTGACAACTAGTTCTTTTGGAGGAAATGATTCTGGCTTTACGAATACTGTAACAGTGCCCCCCGGCAAGACGGGAATAGGCGATATAGTAGCAGATACGATTTTATTCTTCTCAGGCACAGATGCGTCCTCAACAGATTCACTATCTTTAAGCATCGACGGCAAGAACTTAATTCAGAACGGCAGTGCTACCAATGTGTCGGCGGAAAATATTATAGCCACAACTCAAGTTTCTTCTCCGTTGATAAAAGGTGATGGCGGGCTTTTTACAACGATAAGTAATGTTGAGACTCTCACGGGTGCTGACCTTGGTTTAACCATAACGACCGAAACAACAGCTAATATCAGTGTTTCAACTCCTAGTCTGTCAGCGACTGACCTATCTATTACAAGGACGGGACAAGGAAATCCAGCCTGTTACATTCATGAAGCAGATTGGCTTACTGCTGGCACTGCTGCTAATGGCTTTGGGCAGTCAAACACAGGTACAGGGGCAGGCACAGGTCAATGTTTTGATAATGATGTGATGCACCCTGATAAGGGAACTATCGGTGTTATAGAGGTTAGATCGGGAACTGACGCTTATGGTAGATGTTTCGTAACTACCTTCAACAATGCTATAGCTGTTAGCTCAGGTGAATTCTCATTCACTAGCAGGATGGCACCAAGTGGTCTTTGGGTGACTGGTGAAAATGAGGGTAGAATGTGTTTCGGATTTAGAAATGGAACTAGTAACGCCGAAGCTACTTACGCCATGGAGTTCCAATACGGTCAAGGTGCTGGTGGTGGAGGAGACACTTGGTCAGCGGTTGTCACCGACAATAGTAACTCTACTGTCACTGACACAGGAGTTGCCGCATCTGGTCAAGAGTTTCAAGTTCTACAGGTAAGCTGCAACGAAAATTGGGACACCGTAGACTTCTATATTGATGGAGTAAATAAAGCTCAGTTTACCTTGGCAGCAGGTCACACAATCCCTGATAATAGATTTAATCGACTAGGGTTAGCTTGGGCTATCAGGAATGCCAATAGTTGGGGCTCCTCAGTTCAAGACGTTGGTAATGAGATATTTATCGATTGGCATCAATATAGATTTAAGCCTAACACTAGCATCGATGACCCCCTGAGAGGAAGAGATCTAATTCAATAGCATATCACCACGTTTAAGCGAATTAAATAAACGTGTGTAGAATAGCTCTCTTAGGCAGTCCAACTCTCTAATTGCGCTAGTGATGTTTCTTAGAGTTGATTCTGTGATGACAGCTTCACTTTTAATTTGTTTAAGAGTGTCTACACAAGAATCAATTGTATTTTGTTGATCTTTGGTGACCTTATTAATTGTGTCTACTTGAGCTTCTTTGGTTATAAAATTAGAATCGGACATTATTTACCTCAAACTTTAATCTTTTGTAATGAAGAATTCTTTGTTTTGAATGACTTTCAAGGTAGGGAACCTTGTCATAAAAATCGTAGAAATACATTTTATCTTTTCCCTTTGCCTTACGAATGCCTCTCCCCAAGCCTTGAAGAGTAGGGACTTCACCAGACAAACCTCTAGCGTTAATCATGTGAGTAATTTCATCAATGCTAATTCCAGTTTGCATGACGTTTGTTCCAATGATTGTAGCAGGCTTATCATCTTTTACAAACTTGTTAATGACATAATATCTACTATCAATGTCATCTTTACCTTCAATAGTGTAACAATTATTAATTCTCTCCTGCAAATTTTCAATATGTTGTAGATTTTTTACAAGTATTAATATTTTAGCACTAGAGTTGGATTGATATATTTTTGCTACAATATCTTTAATCTTATCGTTACGAACATCACAGTTTACCACGTATTGATCGTATATATCAAGATAGGACAAGTTATCTTTTTCGATATCATCCAGTGATACAGGCGTGTTGTCCACGACTTGGATAATTGGTTTAGCGAGTGCCCCATCCTTAATTAGATCTTCTGCTGTACGAGTTGTGTAGACAGGCCCGAAAGCACCCTCTAAGACCATTCTAGCGTTGATGTCTTTAGCATTCTCTCTGGGAGGCGTAGCAGTAAATGCAAGCCTGTAGGAAGCATTTGGGAAGCTTTCAATTGCTGCTATGGTTGTCTCACCTTTACAAAATTGATGAGCTTCGTCCACCATCAGTATCTCAGCTTCTTTGAGATGTGTATCAATAATCTTATCAATACTTTGCACTGTTGACAGCATAACCTGTCCTGGCACGTAACCCTCCCCTGAGTTGTATCCAAGGTTTTTTATACCACATTTTTTAAAGAATTCATATGTTTGATTTAAAATTCCTTTTTCTCTAAATAGAACAACCGCTTTTGGATTATCCCCCCATTGAAGTGATGCTATGCATCCTGCCATTATCAGAGTTTTACCTGATCCTGTAGGACTGTCGATAATTGCTCTTCGCTTACTAAGACACTCATAAATAGCTTTCTCTTGATAATCTCTATATTCAAATTCACCTAAAGTAGGAACGAAAAAAAACTCCTCCTCAGGGTTATTAACAAGGTCTACACTATCTGCCCCGATTGATTTCAGATCGCCTAAAATTCTAGTTAGTAACCCAGTTCTAAATTTACCCTTAGAATTGAAATATCTTTTTTTACCATCCCACCTTCTTTTTTTATAGGCAACAGAATATTCGTGACCCGGCACGTTAAAAGAATATTTCTCTTTCAAAGCAGCTATTATCTTGGGATTGTCTGTATCAAGGGTTGACGTTAAGTTACCGACCACTATTTTCATATACTATAATAGTTTATCTGAAATAGTGTATATTACATGAGTGAAATTAGGCAAATAAAAGGAAAGAACTCAGAATCTTATGAGGAGATTCTAAACAAAATGTTCTCTAACTCAGAGGAACCTCAGTCTCAAATTGTTGAACTACCCTCCAGGAGTAAATTCTATTCTAGTATCCAAGAGGTGGTGGTAACTCCTTTAACCTTTGCGGAAGAAGAGAAAATATTAAACTCTAAGGGCAAAGGACTGGACGTTATTAATCTTATTCTGGATAAGTGTGTCACTGGTATCAACCTATCTGAGCTTCTTCAAATAGATAAACTTTTCTTACTGATGAAAGTTAGAGAAGTATCATATGGCACAGAATATAAATTTGATATAGCCTGTCCTTCCTGTGGTGACAAGATTACTACAAAACTAGACATCGCAAAAGACTTAAATGTTAAATATGTCACTGACGACTTCGAGGACCCCAGGACGGTAAAACTACCTAAATTAGGTGTTAACGCAATTGTTAGATTTCCACGAAATAGAGAGGAATCATTTGTTTCAGATGTTTCGAGTTTTTCAAAAAATCTTTACAGGTTTGTGGTTTCAATTAACGGAATTGAAGATCCTGTATTTGTGGCTAAAGCCATTCAAAGAATGCATATTGTCGATGTAAAAGTCATTGCTAACGAGGTTAATAAGGGGGAATTTGGGTTAGATCCTCGTTTTATGTTCCACTGTCCATCATGTGATCATAAGTCCATGATGGAAGTACCCTTAGATGCAGGTTTTTTTTCAGTGACCTACTAGACTCTTTAACGTTTGAGCAATTAATGCGTCAAGCCTACATATTAGTAAGTAAGAGTGGCTTTTCATACTCAGATGTTAAAAAAATGACTTCAAATGAGAGAATGGCTTTCCTTAATATGTATATCGAGGAGGCAAAAGCGACTAATAGTGAGGTTTCAAACTTATGAGAATTAATGATATCAAAGTAGACACTCGCCATCAAAGGCCCACAGTACAAGGCCCGACAGCGTTAATACTTTATTTTGTAAACGACGGTCAGTATGCTGACCCCCACGCTATCAGTGGGGTTTCAATTTTTGCAGCGTCAGACAATCAGAGCCCAAGTTCTGTAATCACCGCCGATGGTGAGATTGACCCCGCTGTAACTGGTAGCATACTAATGCATTTCTCTGGTCCTGGGGTTGTTGCTGACAATACATTATACAACGAGATTGGCTTTAACGCAGATTTCAACTCTTCAAGTGTTTACAAACTTGATACAGGTAAATTCGCCTGTGTTTTAATGGACCCGATTACTCTACCCGCCAGTGTATTTAACCTTTCGGGTGAAACGGAGATATCAAACAGAGTATCATCCACAGGAGATTATATTGATGTTTGGACAGTGCAAAGGGCTGCTGGATCTGACTTGGACACCGTGGTTAATGAGTTCACGTTAACCGAAGACAGGTTTATCAGCATTACCGAACCTTTGCTGTTCAGTGTGAATACTCGCCTAGAAAACAATCACTTGGTGCTTGGATCTAAAATAGATCTCAAATTCGTTAATGAGTTTACTTTAGAAAACGCTAACGTGGACAGAAGTATCGTCAACCTGTTCAAGGAGTCCCTTGTCATGGATCCTATGATCGAGATCGTGAAGAAGAATACAGACAGAAACTTACCTTCCAGGGTTACAGTTTCGGGATATGTAGACACCTCAGGATTTATGGATGTCACATCCGAAAACACTGCTGTCTTCACATTTGATACAGAGGCTTTAAAAACTCACCCTGAACTTCTAGAAGGAAACTTAGGTTCTCTCACAGGTGCATATGCGGTTAGACTTAAGTTTACTGCATTGAATCAAACCATTGTATCAGATGATCTAGGATTTATTATCAGGTGAGCTTAGAAGGCATTCAAGGCTGTTTAGGGGAATTGTCTTTTCAGCAGCCTGCTTCAAATAATCAGGCCCCTCCCTTATTAATAATTCGTTCCAATCTTTGAAACCATTAGGGGGGGTGACCGTTTGAATATTGTCTCTGCAAACCCAGTTACTAAGTTGTAGGAACTTATCTCTACCTTTTTGACCTGCCTCATCACTATCAAATGCACACACAAGAGATCCTTGATATTGACTCAGTTGAAGCATCTGTTCACGACTTGTGTAGCAGCTTAGAGTGGTCGTAGCGTTCAAGCCTATCTGCTGTAGGCTTAAACAATCAAAGACGCCCTCAGTGACGTATAGAGGCTCGTACGAGCTATAGTCATAGGGGTATAGAACTTGTGAACTTTTGAGATCCTTACAGTTCAAATACTTTGGCATTTCATCTCCCAATGCGCGAGCTTGAAAGTAGAACAATCGTCCCTTTCGGTTGATAAAAGGAATAATCAACCTGCCTTTGTAGGGACCGTGTTTTGCTAGCATAAACTTGGCATCGGGAACCATTCTTTTTTTAGCAAATGGATGACCCTCTACGAACTCAAAGTCTTTTGCGCCCTCAATATTAGACTTAATCTTGTTAGTGTCGAATCTAATTGGCTTGCGAATCTTTCTACCCTCATTAAACTGCTCAAAAGCAAGATTAACTTTTGCCTCTGCGTAAGAGCATTTTTCCATCAGAACATAAAGCCTGATGAAGTTCCCAGTCTCACCAGTCTTGAAACACCTCCACAATCCATTTTCAACATTGATGGACATGTGACGTTTATAATCATTATTAATGAAAATAGATGGAACTACCATCTGCCTTCCATCACTCTCAAGCCTATAATTAGAGGAGAACTTATCTAGACAGTATTTTCTAATATAGGAATCATCCATCATGTTTATAAATAGTATTAGTGCCTCTAAGAGTGACATAATAGACCAGTGCCTGTGGAAATACAGACTGAGATACATCTTGAAGCTGCCGGGATTCGGCTCGAAGAATGAGGATGCTTTGAACTTCGGGTCTTTTATTCACAAAATATTTGAGCTAGGGTATCAGCAAAACGATATAAAGTCTTTACTAAAGATAGCTGAACAAGAACGTCCCACCTACAAAATTCCATTTCGAGAAAACGATAGGATGAAATCCTGTCTAGAGAATTTCGTCATGTGGAACAGGAAATTGGGGGAGACCCTATCAACCGAGCAATTGTTCACTATTCCTCTAGACGAAAAGCACGACATAAATTTCATAGGTATCATTGATCGAGTTATCAAAGGCTCAGATGGAGGATACTTAGTAATTGACTACAAGACATCCAAGCGCGAGAAGAAGAAGAAAACTCTCATGGATGATAATCAGCTTAAGGGATACGCTTATGCTATCCATAAGACTTACGATGTCCCTTACAATAAAATATTCTGCGCTCACTACTATCCTGTCACCGGTAATTTTGTGACTGTTAAGTTCTCAAAGTTTCAAGTTGACAGATGGAAAAAACTGCAAACTGAAAAAGTTTGGAGAATAAGAAAGAAAAAGAAGGATGAGTTCTGGGCGCAGGAGAATGTATTCTGCGACTGGTGTGAGTATAAAGAAGCCTGCCCTAAGTTTCACTCAGAAGAACACGTTTGTAAACGCATTGATGAGCAAAAGGAATTAAAGAAGGCTGAAAAGAAATCTAAGTCCTAGTACAAAAAATACTAGGGAGAGAATGCTTGAGATGAATCCACCATCTCCAACAGGAATACCGTTGTTTGCGTTCTGAAACATGCCTCGATCTACGGCATTCTGAGTATCTTTACTTTCGTTATTCATGTTTTAGTGCCTCAAGAGATCCTGATATTATAGGGCGATAGATTTCAAAGTCAATATCTTCAAGAAAACTTTCTACAACTTCTTTGTTGAAACCAGAATCAATAGTTAGAAATTTGTGAACTATCTTAATTTTTAATGGTTTTCTAGAATCTAAGCACTTAAGTAGCTTTATTTGAAATAAGCTAGGTAATCTTTTACCGTATTTAAATGACCATTTATCGGTAAATTCACTAGAGAAAGTAAAGTTTAGTAAATCAATTATTTCTACTAAATCTTCTTCTAAGGTATTCATAATAATAAATAGTTATAGAGGCAGGCCTCCCAAATTCTTATAAGAATCTTAGAAAAGACCAATAAATTACATGGTGAATTTTCAATCAGCTATTGACAGACTTCAAGCGACCTACCCAGTGGTTAGATTAGTTAGCACCTCATATCTTGGTGTGGAATCCGGTGATATAGTGGTAGTAAATTATCCAAGGACTGATGAAGTGACTGGAGCTAGGACGCCTCTTCAGAGGATTGGTTTCATAATGTCCTCAAGCAGAACAGATGGAGATGGAGGACTAAGAATATCCAGTAGGCTGAATCAAATTTTAAATTTTGTTGATGCTGCTGAGATAAGTGACGATGAATTTGTGGATATAGTAGATAAACTATACAATGAAGAATTAGAGCCAATAGTCTCTCAGTTTAGATATCAGTATGGTGGGGATATCAATGGAGTCACCATAATGGATAAGTTCAAAACATTTAAAATATTAGAGCTTTCGGGCACAAGCATCATTCGCATAGAGGTAGATAATGGCTGAAGAAAGTATATCTGGATTGGCAAGACAAGAGTTGAGGGATGTAGTAACAGCCCTTAAAACAAATGTTAGAGCGATAAACGGACTTGATAGAAGCTTAGCCACAATGACGGCCAAAGTAGCGTCACAAATAAACCCGATAGTCACTCTAACAGATGCTTTCAGAAGACAAGAAAAAATATCGCTACAGGCCTTATCCATTGGCACTACCTACAATCAATTTTTAGCTGCCAACACTGAGTCTATAAAAGGTCTAAAGTCATCAAATGTGGATTTGATGGAGATCATGGTATCTGCGTTTGCTCAAGGTCTAAGAAGGATGTCCAGGGATACCTTGGAGCTTGCAGATGAGATGAATTTGACAGGGCAGAACACTGAATCTCTTATTAAGGCTATGGCTACTATGAGATTCCTAACTGGAAATTCTATAGATGCAACATCAAACTTAGCCAAAACGATAAGAACAACTCAGGAAGCAACGGGAGTTAGCTTTGAAAAATTAGCACAATCAGTAACAAACCTTCAAACAGAACTTTTTAATATTTCACTTTTTGGACCCCAAGCCGTAGAGGGACTAAGCAAAATTGGAACAACTTTAACAGGAAGTCTTGCATCCGTGCCTGGATCTCAGAGAGCTATAGCTATATTACTTAAAACTTTAGAACCTCTCAACATAGCACAACAAAGTCTTCTAGGGATAAAAGGTTTCGCTGAAAAAGCATTAAATAATGATTTGTCTGAAGCTCAAATAAATCAAGAAATACTTAATGCTTCAAAGAACTTGCAATCAATGCTTGGTCAAGACAATCTGACCCGTCAAGTTTTGTCTGAAAAAATAGGATCAGCACAAGTAAACTCTATTTTAAAGCTTGGATCTATGATTCAGAATCAAATGAATCTTACTGATGCAGAAAGAAGAGAACAGTCTAAGCAACTTGAAACAATGAGAGAATTTGAGATAGCTAAGACAAAATTCTTCACAGACCTTGCACCTGAAATTCACTCAACCATCGTTAGGTTTCTTCCGTTAATTGTGGGTGTGCCTGCTGCGTTTGAGGCGACTAAAGCAGGGGCTCAACTTATGGGTAGTGCTAAGGCAGATAGGGCAGCGTCTAAGGGTTTAAGGGGAATTTTAAAAGGAATAGGAGGTCTTGGCCTATTGGCTGGTGGGCCAATTGGTATCATAGCGGGTCTAGGGATGACATTTGGACCTTCGCTTTTGGATGCCATTAAAGGCGGAAGCGACCCAGAAAAGAAAGCAGCCGCTCTCGCTGAAGAAGAAGCTCGCGAACGTCGTAAGCTACCTCAAAGTCGTGATATGAATGACTATTCTACTTTAGTTAACATTGTTTCAGAGGTAAACCGACAAGCTCTTCAGAGGGCTGACTCCCAACAGTTGACCAGGGCAATAGAGATGTTGACTCAAAAAATTGAAGAATTAAAGCCTACTCAACAGAATAATGCGCCTAGTCCCCAGACTAAAAACTAAGAGGTAACCAATGCCAAGATTCACAACAACAAAGTCATTTGAGCAAATAAAGCGTTCTAGAAAATTACCGGAGAGGTCACATTTAGGCATTGAGTTTCCTCAAAAGAACGGAAGATATTTTAGAACTTATATTCCTTTTCTTCAAAACCCCATAATAACGGAAAGAGGAAGCTCCAACCTAATTGAATACGATATGATCGGTCGTGCTGGTCAGTTGTTTAGCTATGGCGGTGCAAAGTCTAGAACCATAACTCTTGATTTCAAAATAAATTTATTACATTTAATGTATTCTTCAGCCAATGAACTTATCGATTCAAAGTTCTTTAGGCAGTTTAATCTATTTTATGCTGATGAGAAGAGAGCTAAAAAAGCTTTTAGAATGTCTCCCGAAGGCGATTACGGAAAGGCTGACAAAGCTTTGTCTGAGGCTAAACAAGCTCATAATCAAGCCTACACTGTTCTCACTCAGGCAGAGGAAGATCATAGAGCAAGTAAACAACAATATATGACAGGTGATGTAAGAGCCGCTGGATCTCGAATGTCGAACACTTTTGAGAATCTTAAAGAGGCTCAAAAAAGATATGAATCTTCTAGAATAGAAATGCTGAAAAAACAATCAAGCTTGAATATTCTCGCAGGTGAGATCGGCAATGAGTTTATTGATTCTCATAATGATAATAAACCCGACCCAGAGCTAACAATAGGTAAAGGATTCTCTCATGCGGAAACACATAGGACCTTTTACAGAAAAGCTTTATCTTTAGCAACAGGCACAAAGCCTCAAGAAATTCCTGGTATTGATGACTTTGCAAATGAATATCTCATAAGACCTATAAATGAAAATACCTCTCTTAATCTTTTTGGTGAAAATAAAGCAGCAACGATCCCCAGCCCTCAGGAGCAAATGAATCTCTTAAATGACCGTATTAACGCGGTATACGTTTGGGTAAATCTTGTGAGATCAACTGTAATGAACAATTCATCTAATACTACTCAAGGACCTCCCATAGTAAGACTAACACATGGTCCGATGTATAACAATGTTCCTTTCGTAGTTTCAGATTATAACATATCGATGACTCAGGAAGCAGGTTATGAGGTTGGTACTTTAACTCCGAAAGAGCTTAATATCACTATGACCATGCGTGAATTTAGAACCACTGGCAGCTTTGAACAAGGTAGAATTGAAGCTGGGGATAACTTAGTTGGATGGGAGGCTATTATAGAAGATAATAACATTGATCCCTATAATGGTGCTATTATTCCTCAAGGAGCAGAGATTGAATCTCTTGGCACAGGCCCATTCCCGCCTGTGGCTGAAGGAGAGGAGGTGACCTAATGCCTAATTACAAAAACCATTTAAGCCAAGGATTTAATGAAGTATTGTTTAAAGACAAAAAAGTTATCTCGTCTATAAATTCAGATGCCTTTGCTGTTAATTTAGCTAGACTTAACTTTCTTCCCGCCTCAGTTGGCATAATACCTCCTAGTTATGAACATCGCGCTGATAAAATTGCAGAATTATTTTATGGAAGTCCAACTTTAGACTGGCTTGTTCTTTGGACAAATAATATTTCAGATCCTTTTGAGCAGTTAAACGTAGGAGATAGAATTAGAATTTTAGAAATCTCATGACCGAAGCCATAACTGCAAATGTGTTTATCACCAAATCCTTGACTGCAATAGATAAGTTATTCTTTGCAGATCATAGATTAGAAAAATACAAGGAAAGTCTAGGGAAGCTATCTGAGGAAGAGTTTAATCAATCCTTTATTGCCAGTCCCATGAACAATGATGGGCTGATGTATTTTGAATACAATTTTCAAGTAAATGGCAATGCAGACCAAGGGAAAGGCGTCGCAGTTACCATGAGACTTGCGGAGACATCCAAACTTCTTGAAATGTTTTTACTAGAAAACGATCCTCTTTCAAGAATCTTATCAGAAAGGCAACAAAAACTAGAAGATCAATCTAAAGCTCCCAAAGATAGCAACATTGTCAGAAACCCTTTTGAGGAAGTAAACTTTGCACAAAAACTTAGGAGGTCTTCTCGATATTATCTGGCCTTTGGGACTTCAGACAATGTGCAAGATTGGTCGGGTCCTTATTCAATGCAACTAGCTGGAGCTACGTTGAGTAACGATTCTAACAATGTTAGAGTTATTGAGGTTACGTTTGTTCCCCAATTAGAAAGTTTTAAAAGCTATTCCCCTAAGTTAGGAACTCTATTGGGTTACAACGATAATCTTCAGAACTTAAGCCAGTTTGTTATTGATGATCAAAAACAAGTATGCTCTAGCAAGTCGATAAAGAAGGAGTGTTTAAATAAAACTTTTAATTTGGATGTAGAAATCCGTGAATTACTTAAAGGATACATAGGCACTTTCACAAATAACAGAAATAACGTGGTTCTTGCATTTCCTCAAAGTTTTGGAGATATAAGTCTCGAAGCAGGTCCTATACAAACAAGAAATCTTTTGAACGCAAGCGAATTAACTGGGTTCGGCAGAGATCTATTACGGACCTCGACAAATCCAAGATTTGATGAGATCGACTCCCTTGATAGCTCCGTTGAAAGTATAGCCGACAACATGAGACAGCGCGGTATGGTATCCACGGTAAAAAACAAAGGACATAATTTTAAAATTCGTGAAAGTGTTTTTAAAGATTTTGAAGACTTCAAAAGAACAGGGATTAACGTAAGTATATTAGAAAGGTATGGTGGACCAAAATCAGAGCAAGCAAAGCTTGATTACCTTACGCAGCAAGGTTTAGCAGCAAATTTAAAACAGGGAGTAGCCGCTGGACAGCTTCCAAGCAAGAATCAAAGAGCCATTGAGCGTGCCGTGGCTGATTCTCTCCTTAGAGAAACATATGTTGAGGAAAGAACAATTGCATTTAATGGTGAAAAGCTTAAGGTTCAAAATGATACTCAAAAAAAGCTTGAGCTAATAGAGGCTGAAATAAATGAATTTCAAAACTTTATAAACATCACTCCTGATACCACACTCACCACTCTGTTTCAAACTCAGGCAGACCCGTCTCCTGCTAGTCAAATCTCTGTAGCCTTTGTTCGTTCATTCAGAAGGGATGGACAAGCTATATTAACTGCTGGCTTTGATCCTCAAACTTTATCACAAGGCTTGCAAACTCCTGGGATTACCCCATCTCAACGAGCCGCGTATATCATATTCTACGAGCTTGGCATTAGAACGCTAATGGAAGAAGCTAATAAGAATAATCAAGATCTAAGAAATGCAGTTGTAAACGCCCAAGCTGAAAGAGAGAATAAAAGAATTGATACTGCTTACGAAAATGATTTGAAACTCGGAAGTCCCGCCGAGAGGAAATGGTTTGCTGAAAATTCATATAGGCTTACGTCTGATAGAGAATCTTCTGCACCTCAATTACAAATTGAAAAAAATCCCATTAATGATCTAGAAAATCAACTCGCTGCGGAGGTCGCCGTTCAAGAGGGAAGCGAACGAACTATATCTAAAAAGATCGATAGGTTGTTTGAACAAAACGTTGCAGCAAAGTGGGAACTAGTTAGTGAATCTAAGCGTGCTCTCGCCAAGATATTAGAAGATGAGTTAGGGTTTAAGCTTTCGATTGATCAGAGTAACGGAACTCCTCAAAACGTCTATAACGGATTCTCTCCTTTAGTTTCTCCTTTGATAAAATTTGCATCGGAAATAAAAGATAGAGGTGATGGTAATATTAAGACTTCTTATTTTGATTTCTATGAGGAGACGGACATGAGAATTCTTAAATTATGGGCTGAACATGGCATAATATCAAATCCCAAACAGCCCGCTTATGTTTTCGGAGACATGCATGAAATTGCAAAGACTCTGTATCTTGAAGATGGAGAACCTCAGGATCAAACTGTAAACACCTTGTTTGGGTATGATGATCTTGTTGCAGGTAACGAAGGGATTCCTTATGAGGTAAAAAAGGGATATGACCTTCCCCGGTATAGGGTAACAGGTAAGTCCACCGATCTTATTTCCGAGACAAGGGTGCCACAAGTTGCCATAGCACCTACTAATTCACCACTTAAAAGATCTAGAGATGCAGCCGCTGAAAGTGCTAAAATCGCATATCAAAATTATAAGAATAAATTCATGGCAGCATTTCCCTCAGACGACACAGAGATATCTTTAAGGCATAATATGACTAACCCGAACGTTACAAGCCTGTCCTATCGTCTTGATAATTATATTGTTGCTTTAATGAACATGCCTGCCAGACCTAGCATTGACAAGGGAGCCATGGGCACTACTAGACTAAGGCTAGCAAAAGATCAAGCTGGTCAAGTTCTAAGCAAGCCTATTCAAGAACAACTTGCAAAGTATGCTGCAACATTAGATGCAAACACTGACTCTATAACGTTTCAATCTAATTTATTAGATAATAGTGAAGAAAGTGTTTCAATGGCTTTAGCCATAGCTCAAGACGTAAACCTTGGAAGTCCTGATTTTGCAAGGAACAATAAAATAATTGATTTGTTCGCCGTCTTATATTTTTATCAATTTTTCGACACCATAACTAACACACAAGGCACGTCGGAATTGAGGATGGAAAGAAATCCAAATCGAGAAGATACTTTTAATCAATATTATCAATCTTATCTGGATCAAACCATGAAGCTTCTGATAAACTGCACAGCCAGGACTCTTCCTATTTTTGATAAAAAACTATATTTAGATAGGGTTTGTCATTTAAATGGAATGACTGGTGGCATCATCGGTACCTCTGAAAAATTCAAAAGAAAAGCCCCTTACAATGGTGCCTATCGTATTAGAGGGTATCGACATGTAATATCTCCTCAAGATATATACTCAGAGTTTGATTTATACAGAGAAGGATTTACGGAGAAAACAGATGAGTCTGGCGCTACCGTAAAAGATTTCTTGTGCAAAACACTTAACGCTGCCCTTAAGAAAGATGATTTAGGCAGAGACTTTGCGGATAAAAGATTTAATCAGTTTCCAGTCCCATCCGACGAGGTGCTCATTCGAGCACGGGAACTCAGGGCGCGGAGTGACGGGGCGCTCCGCGTCCTGGGAATGGACGAGAATGTTGTTGCTGCGCGTCAGTTAGCTGATGAGATGAGAAAAAGAATTAAGAAAGCATTAAAAACAATGGGGTGTGAAGATGCTTAAAATAGTAAAAGGATTTGTAACTGCTAATCAAAACTCTAATGGCGATGGAAGGTTTAAAGCTTTAATAGAAGACGTATCTGATGATCCAGTAGATGTAATTTACACATCCCCTGGCTACAGGTTAAACGGTGGAGGGTTTTTCTTCATCCCTGAGGAAGGTGATGTAATCCTAGCCTGTGTGGATACAGCCACTAAAGAGATTTATTATCATTCTACAGTTGTAGATGCCAAAATCAAGGATATTAAATCCAAGCGCGTCCCAAATTTTACAGAGGTTCCAGATCCCGATACTTACAGCCCTGTTGGTAAGCCTGTCAAAGTAAAGTATGAAAATCAAGTAGGCGCTGGTTTGTGTATAACTAGTAATTATACATCTTTTGATAATTTAGAAGAAGGGGGTGAAGGTGGTCAAGTAGCTCCCATCCTCATTGATTCAGTATCTTTAAAAAGTCCTCTTAAGAAGAAAATAAGCTTAGATGACTCACCTCAAGTGGACTTGATTTCTATCAAGAATCAACATAAAGATGGCATTATAATTACAGGAGATAGCACAAATACTTTTCCCGCTCAGATGGTACAAGTTAAGTCTAGCGGCCCTCACAACTATACTTGTATGCAATCTCACATGGACATACGAGTTGTTGAGGGGACTGATATTACCATCGAAAACAACTCAACTGGCAAGATGGGCCAGACTCCTTCAGAGGATCAATGGCCTAATGGCTCTGAGCAACAGCCCCCTAAAAGATGGGGAGGTATTTATCTCAGAAGTGAGAACGGAGACCTCTCTGTGGCCTCTCACGCTTTGGATGGTAGAATCTTCATCACCACGCAAAATTCTCAAATACAAATACAAGAGGGCGAGGATGAGGGCATAAGTGATATTGTTATTAAGACCAATGGTAAAATTAGCATGGAAGGAGAACAAGGGATTGATCTTAGATCAACCGGCTCAATTAGAATTGAAGCTGGTGAGGATGTAGATATTCAAGCTGGCGGTCAATTTAAATCCACTTCTACGGGGCAAGCCTCTATATCTAGTGGAGAGGGTCAAGTTGCTATTGATGGTTCAGAGATTCATCTTAATTCAGGCAATTCGACACCTGCTAACTTTGCTACCATAATAGAACCTTTATTAAACGATTATAGTGACTAATGGCAAAATTTGATTTACAAACTTCCGAAGCTTTAAGGATTGCAACTTCCATAGGCCAAGGCCAAGATATTCTAGGGGCATTGGATGTTGAATACGGAATTCCTTCCTGCGTAATGAACTTAGGTAGTGATCTGCTATCGCTTCTACCCACTAACGTGTTAGGAGGTATTAGAAATAATATGTCCATAGGTAGAAATGCCGCTGATGCTGTAACTAAAGCTTTATCTCAAAAACTGAGAAACTTAACTGGCATCATTGAGTTTGACACAGATCAGGGAGTATTCAGATTTGTTTCTGACGCATCTCAATATGGTCAAGAAGTAGGAGGGCTTGCTGGTGACATCGCGGGTTTCGTTGGCCTAGCTCAACAAGCCATTGCTTTTGGAAGTAGGCTATACTCCAACGTTGAGGCTGGAGTTGCTAGCATAAATGAACTCATAGACTGTGTGGGTGACTACGCAAGCTTTCTAAAAAACTCAGCGGGCGAGTCTGGCGATGCTCGCGCAGATCAAGCAAGAGGAAACCCAGAGGCATTCGCCAATCTCATAAAAAATGAGTATGGTCCACAAATAGAGGCGAGTAACAACGCCAAAAAATTCATTGAAAAAGCAAATAAAACTATAAGTGACATTGATAAGATTATTACTGATAGAGTTCAAAACCCTAATTTAATTCCTAGATTAGCAGAGGTTGCAAGTCCTTCTGCAACTGGAAGTGTATTCAGACTTAATGCAGGACCTCCCGAGTCTAAGTCTGGACAATTTTTACTTTCTGTAGATGGTTTGTATTTTGACTCACAGACTAGTGGTATTGGTCCGGCGCTAATAGAACTTGATACTAGATCAAAGAGCAAAGATCCTTCTTTGGATTGGACTTTTGAGTTCGAGCCCAATCTTGGAGGTAAGGGAGTTCCTGTAAACGAAGAACAACTTGATGCTTATTTTGAAACCATTTTTGATCCAAACAACGTCGATGATTCTTTATTTATGGAAAATTATTACAATGAAGACAATACCGTTGTTAACATCTTAGGACAGAGAAATAGAAAAATATTTGATGTATCCGCTGAAATACAAGAGCATATAGACGGAGGTTCTTCAGAAGTCATTATAAACAATCTTAAACAAGTAATGTTTGCAGAGTCTAATAACTTTATTAGACAACTCAATAAGAGGAAAAAACAAATAGAACTTGCTGTAAAGATGCCTCAAATTTATGGGAAAGGAATTCTGTTTCAACCTGGGGAAGTACCTATCAACGATTTCTCTTACTTAGCAGGAATAAATTACTCATTAGATCTCCAAACTCAAAGAAAAATAATAATACGTCAAGATGAAGTTCAAGGAGTTGTATTACCCCTAGAAACAAAATTCTCTCAATTAATAGAAAGACAAGAAGACATTACACTCAGCCATTTGCTTATTAATGCAATACCAGATGGGGTTGTAATAGACAGCGCGGGCGCCTCAGCTTCAATATCAGCCTCGATTGCAGCTACACCCTCTCTTGTTGAGGATGATATCTTTGGACTTTATAATTATTTAACTCTAGAATCTACAGTGCCTTCAGGAACTGAATATAAGCTGAGAAATAGCACATCAAAGGGTGTGGAGTATAACGCTCAACTAGTTGGTGATACCAATGAGATACTAGATAAAGGTTTAGGCATAGCTCATTTGAAGGGAGTTTGTAGGACAAGTGAGGCAGGCCTTGTTTCAGGCAATGGAACTTTTGCAAAATTACCTCCTCAACAAGAGTTCCAAGATCTTTTATTCAGCAAAACAGGTGCTACTTTTGAGACCTGGGTTCATGTTCCAGGTTTATCGTCCACTGATCTATACAATCAAACACCAGATGTTTCAGGTCTATATCGATTAATATTGGCTAATGAGAATACTGGTTTGGATACAACTAAGACGCAACAATCAGACATTTTAAATATGTCTTTTGATAACGGGGCTGGAATTACCCGAGGAATGATATTAGGATTTAGTCGAGACCGTAGATTCACACGTTCCGATTTGCCTAGCAATTTGGAGGCTGATAATCCTGTTGAGGCAGTTTCTCTAGTAATGGCTCCGACTCAATCATTTAATTCTTCTAGTGCTGGGTTCATCTCTAATAAACTAGAAATAAATTCTTGTGAATCAGCTTCTTCGTTTGCTGGACTAGTAATTCCAGTTTCTAGCACGTTTAACGGTGCAACTCTATCTTCTTGCGAGGACGAGTTCTGTCAGTTATCTATCACGTTAAATCCTGTTAGAGACGAGATCAATGTTTACCTCGACGGAGTAAACCTAGTTACCTCCAGCTATCAAGGTGTGTTTGGGGTTGATCCTAGAGAACAAAGGCCGATGATCCCGTCTATACCGCCGTCAAACGCATTCGAGTACAACATTACTAGAATATCAGATGCCTCATTAGAGGATTACAGACACGGTCCTAAGAGAGACGAATACTTCACCCCTTGGATACTAGGAGGTGGATATACGGATGGCAATCCTGAAGGAGGCTTCATGGGTGGTATCTATGGAGGTAAAGTCAGTGGTCTTAACGGATATCTGGGATGCACTAGATTTTACTCAAAGCCTCTTACTAATGCAGAAGTGCTAAATAACTATAACGCAACGCAAAGTTTCTTTAAAAATATTAAGTTATAGCCATGACAATACCAGATCAAACCGACATTTATGGAAAAACCTTATCCGTAAAATCAGAAAGAGAGGTTACTTTAAAAGAACCTTTCGTCAAAGGATTTATTTACCCTCTAAAGCCTGCTCCAGGCAACGGTATATTTTCAAAAGCTAGCGGTTTGAATTTAATTAAAACTATGCTTAAATCTTTCATCAGAACTAACAGAGGTGAAAGGTTCATGCTCCCAGATTATGGCGCTGATCTTCAGAAGTATTTAATGGAGCCTCTTGATCAAACCACCTTTACTTTGATTAAAGATGAAATTGAATCTTCTGTCCGTAAATATTTACAGCCACTTAAAATAGGTAAATTGCAAGTATTTGAAACCAAGAGTGGAGCCATATTAGTAAAGCTTTTTGTTGGTCTTAAGGATTCGGAAGCTGTTAATTTCAATGTAGAGGTTAGAGTATAATGGTATTTGATGGGACAGTAAAATCTGATTTTTTAAAATTTATTCCTTCAGAACTACAGAATAAAGATAGACTGATAGACTTTTCTGCTTCAGACTTCATTACTTTACGTCAAAGTTTAATAGATTATACAAAGGCTAATTTTCCTTTGGATTATAATAACTTTGATGAGTCTGACTTTGGCATGCTTTTGATTGAATTAATGGCTGCTGTAGGGCACATTCAATCCCACAAATCTGATTATCTGGCTAATGAAAATTTCTTAAGGACCGCTAGAGAGAGGTCCAGCGTCAAGAAATTAATGGAGCTAATTGGTATTAGAATGAAGGGTCCGATTTCAGCCGCTGCTAACGCATCATTAAGTTTTGAAGCGACTGACTCTGGCGCAAGTTCGTTAACCTTGGATCCTAGTCAAAGAGTAATAACTGTTACATCTCCTCAGGATGGAGGTTCTTTAACCTACACTATCTATAAGGTTAATTTCAATGGTAGTATCGATTTGGAATCTAACACTGAGTCCCTAGAATTTGTATTTGACGCCACCACAAATCCTGTAATTACCAGTGCAATACTATTGGAAGGTGCTTTAGTTGTGGAGACAGGAACTTTCACTGGTCCTGATTCTATTAAATCAATTAGACTTTCTCAATCTCCTTTCGTTGAAAAAAGTGCTCAAGTTTTCATTGATGGTAACGAAACTACCAATGGTGTATACCTAGAAGAAGATAATATTTATTTTGCATCAGGACCCACTGATAAAGTATTTCAGGTCCTCACAGATGATAATTTTGGAGCTACCTTAATATTTGGCGATAATACCATTGGTCAAGCTCCTGCGGCTGGTGATTCTTACACAGTTACTTATCGAGTCGGAGGAGGCTCCAGGGGTAATATTTCAGAAAGTTTTATAAACGCCCAAATTAACGGGACTGCAAGAATAGCTAACGAATTTGCCACCCCAGTACAGGCTACTGTTACGGTTGAAAACACCTCACAAGGAACTGGCGGTGCTGAGGCTGAAAGTATAGCTAAAGTAAAAAGATACGCTCCTCTAAAATTCAGATCTCAAAATAGATTGGTTACTCTGAATGATTACAGGGCTTTCACGAACACCTTTACCTCAAATTACGGTTCAACTGGTAAGGCCACTGTCGCAACTCAGAAGGCATTTGCATCTGTTAATAATATTCAAGTTTATGTGCTGGAGAAAGCTAGTAATACCCAACTGAGGCAGGCTACTCAAGAATTTAAAAGACAGCTTATAGAGGAGATTAACGAACAAAAAATGGTAACTGATTCTCCGGTTATCGTTGACGGTCTAATCAGGACTATACCCTCGCTGAATCTAACTATTAAGCTAGATAGAAAGTTTAAAGGTCAAAAAAATGTTTTAATTGCTAGAGCTAATTCTATTATTTTAGATTATTTTAATGTGGATAATCTAGAGTTTGGACAGTCTTTTTCTCCTTCAGATTTAATTAGAGAATTACTAGAGGAACCTCAAATTAGATTTGCAACTGTGGATAACATTTCTAACAATATAGACATTGAGTTTAATGAGATAATACAACTCAATAACTTCACTGTAACTGCTGAATTAATCTAATGACCTCCGGCAAAAATTATTTAACAAATCAAAAGTATTTTAAGCCTAATTACTATGAGGCTTTGAAATTCATCATACCTCGGTATCTTACTGATGATGATATTGATAATTTTGGAGAAAGTGTAGACCTCAAGGATCAAGTTCTTAATTCTAACATATCCTTAGCTGACGACTTTAGCACAATAATTAATGTTAGCTCTATTGAGGACACGATATACAGCAGCGTAAACACCGTTAGTGGTATATCTGATTATTTTGTAAAACAAAATAAGCTAACCAATATCACAACTCAATCTTTTAATAAAGATATACTTGATCCATTAGGTTTTTCTATTAATGAATTTGAAACTAGTAGTGCTTTTGCAGATTATATTTCAGGAACGTTATTACCAAGTATTGTACTAAACGATCCGAGCGCAGTTTTTGTGCAAGATCATACACCCTCAGACACTCATAATTATCTAATTGATAAGATGTCTTGGTTGTATTTCCTTAACACTCCATCTCCAAAGGGAAGCTACGAGCCCTCTACCACTGTAACTGAAACTATAGTAAACAAACTTTACGTAGGGGATACTGTTGAAACTGTTGACGGTATTAAAATGCTCATGGATTTGGTTTGGAGAGACGGGCACCCAGAATACTATCCTGAGGTATTTCAAACTTCAACCACAACTTTTACAAGCGGAACTCAACAGTTAGATAAATTAAAAACTTGGATTGATGTTATTTACTCTCCTTTACAAGCAGATTCAGCGGACTTCACTGTTAGAGACAGATTTGAGTTATACATTCAAAGCAATTTATTGTCCGAAACAGATATACCTGATGGACCCTTTACCAGATTTTTAAGAGCATTATCCTTTTTTGTTCAAGACATTAACGATACTTCAGTAAGACTAGGAGATTTGCACAGTATTTCTGATTGTCCTGAAGAATTTTTACCTCTCCTAGCTGAATTGATTGGTTGGGATTTATTTGGCAGTGATCCTGATAGATGGAGGTTGCAACTTGTAAACGCTGTTGATATTTACAAATCGGTTGGGACGGCTAAATCTATTCAGCTTGCAGTAAATGGCATTCTTCCCAAGGATCAGTTTAACATTGAAACAACTGTAACCGAACTTCATGAGTCCTATGTCCCTTTCTTAATATATTATGGGTTAGCGACTGAGTCCAGGTACTTTAAAACATTCAAGGATTGGACAGAAACCTTAGCCTTTGAGTTAGGTGTTTCAGCTTTCAATCCAATTAGCTTAGATGAAAATATAAAGCTTGTCGTTGATAAAATTTTATTAGAAACATATGAAGAGTTTGAAGAAACGTTAGGCCCTATTCCTAACTACGAGAAAGGTTTTAATTACAGAGGCCGTATTCACCCAGTCCCTCCTTTTGAAGAGTATCCTTATTATATAAACTTTGAGCTAAATAGTGAAATAATTAGCTTTATAAAAGATAGGTTGGTTTGTTTTGGCTGTTCGGAATTGTTCGCTGAACAGTTTGAGACTTACCTTATTGATAATGCTTTAAATACAGATGACGAGCCGAGAACGTCAAGTTTCCTTTTATTTACTTCAGGATATAACGATCCGCCTAACTTATCAAGCCTAATAGCTAGTGGTAATACAGAAAAATTTGAATACGCTTCTTTATGGTCGGGTAAGTCATCTCACTTCAAGGTTAAGTATGACGCCAGTTCTTTTGATTTTACAGACGATAGTATAGATAGCTCTGCTACCGGAGAGGCTTTCCTTGTGGCCTCTAAATTAGCTAAAGACTTCACACCTGCTCACGCAATACCTCTAATAAACTTAGAGATAGCATATGTTGACGAGGCTGGATTAGTGGCATCTGCATTACCGTTAATTCAACCTAGATGCGATGAGCAAGACACCAACTCTTCTAGAAATTACTTTGTAACTGGTGTGGGTTTTAACACTTACATGAGAGATGTCAGAGATGATGGTATAAGCTTTCCTAGAGACTTCACAGATAATGCTGCTAGCCCCAATGTTCTGGTTAGTGGAGTTAATATTAACGATATACCTAGAACCTCTCTTAGGCGTAGAAACTACGAAAAACTTTTACCTTCTGAAGGGTATTACGATAGAACTGGATTTAATATGCCCGTTGGCTTTGACATGGCGTCAGGTCTAAGTGGCATTCCTTTAGGGTTAGTACCTAGTTCTTTAACTTACTCTCCAGTAACTGATCACGTTAACTTACCCTCTATATGGAATCAGTGCGAGGATTTAAATTCTGGTCATACATATTTTGAGTATGATGTGAGTAACACTCAAAACATTAGAGGTGCTTCGGGAAGCTTTGCTGATAATCTTGATCGAACTGTGGATAGAGGTCAATTGCCAGATATCTATGCTGTCATGCATGGTGTAAAAGAAAAATCTAAAGTCGTGCAAGCATCTGTAGATCATGCCACAACAAATTTTTATCAGTTATCTGTCAGTAATGTTTATCAATCTTTAGCAAACTTAGCAACAGAAAATGAGGGAGATTTCCCGAACTCAACTGAAGATTATTACAACTATTCCTTTGGAAGAGATTTTCATAAATTATACAGAATTTATGTAACCGACTTCAATCAACACAGAATTGATCCTCAAATTCAAGATATAGATGGGGCTAACTTATTTTCTCATACGTTTGGTCCCGTGCTATACAACCACAATTTTGAAAAAATTGACTCTCGCGATTCAACAGTAGTCTCATCACTATCTGATGTTAAAGTTCTAACTCCTAGAAGTTCTCAGTTTGCCGGAGAAAGATCTTACGTGGCTTCAGGTTCAGAGGACATGCAACTAGATACATCGGAAATAGTTTTATCGGGTACAGTAAGCGCCGTTGAATTAATTCATACTTCTGGCTCCCCAGAGACTAATAGTTTTTCTATATTTAGAATACCTTCAAGATTTAAAACAAACACGGATGATCCGTTTATGTTTAATAATACTTTTGTATTATCTAAATCATCAAATGGGGGACTTCCCAGAATTAGATTTGATATGACCAAGTATGAAATTCCCTCCGAAAGACCTATCGCGACTAACTTCATACTACCAGATCATTCTCATCAGGCAAAAGTAAAGTTGCTTGTATCTGATAACACTGGATCTAATTTAGGGGGTAGGCAAGTAGGGCTATGGATTCATACCAAACCCGAAAGTTCTCAAATGTGGTCTTATTCTAAAGAAGGAGTCTGGACTCAACACAGCGCACTCACCTCAAGGTCTGATGTAATTGATAATTTATCTCACATATTCACGATTCCTTCCAGAACTAAAGAGGAAGTCTCAGTTTCGTCAAATCTTACAAATTATGAGTGCATTGACAATCTACCTTCTAATAGTGAAATAGAGACCCCAATAACTAGACTAAGAGAGGCTGATTTTGAAGAAATCTCTGTAAACTTTAATACTCTAAATAAAAATGTTTTACTATCTAAAGATTACAGGACCACTCATAGTCTTCTTCACAGAAAAGATCAAAAATATGTTGTAGAAGTTTTCTTAATTCCTAATGGAGATACAGATAAGTTTATGCTTCTTGATACTGTTTCTCTGCAAGATCTTACTCTTAAAAAACTATCTGAAATATTCGTAACCGGCAAATATCAGAATCCTCTTTGCCAAACGCCTGAACTAATTGGAAATTGCACCGAACATAGAGTGGAGTTAGATAAGGATGAACTAAGGAAGGTATTTAGGTTCTTTAACGATATATCGGGCAAGAATTCTAAGACTGGGCTAGCGTCCAGAAACGCAATCGAAACCTCGACTATAATGGGTCCAGAGGGTGGGTCCAAGTTAGACTATCGTTATAGAACTGACTTCTTTAGTCATACTCCGGTTCTTACAACAACTCTAATAGATCAAATAAATATAGACGTATAATGTTTTTACAAGGGTTTGGAGAAGTACTGACAAACATCCTCACGGTTAATCCCGAGTTGATTGAGTTACCCGGCGCTAGCGCCATATTGGATACGTCTAACTATACTTTCAACGCTGTGACCTACGGTAAGGATGCTCAAGGGTTTAATTTTCACGCTCACTCTGTTAGCACCACTCAGTTTGTTGATGGCGAAGAGGGTGGAGATATTGCTGGATATAATAACGATCACGTTATTGCTGTTAATTACAAAAATGATGCAACAGTTAACATGGTTAGCTCATACCCTGCTAGTGCTGCTCACAATGAATTTTCAGGAAGCTATACCTCCTTACCACAATACCCAGCCATAAATCACACTAGGCTGGAGTTAGCCTCGACGCAGACCACCAACGCTTCTTCATTCTCAGCTACCGCTCCAGATTTGGGTCATTACCCGAACGCCTATATTGACACTGACCTTAGTAATGCATGGACTATTTTAGGTGGATTTGCACCGCCTTCTTCTGCTGGGAAATTCTGTCATTTATACGACTCCGATGGAACAGTGCTGGCAAGTGGAGTTTTAAGTGGTATCTACAATGCAAGTGGGTTAGCTGACAAAAATGGATTTGTTACTATTAATCAAACTAGTGGCATCAATGAAGACTTAACTGGAGGGGTTGATAGTCTTGGAATTCTTAGCGGTGGACCTGTTATATTCAGTTCAGCGGCCTCTAGTGTTAGTGCTGGATTTGGGAATACTGCTTTAGCTGTAATCCCTCAGCATGGGGATGCAGTTACTCTAGCCGCCTACGGAGGGATAAATCACATAGGAGTTTACTGTTTAGATCTAAATGCAATGCTTGCTTCAGGGATAACTCCCCCATATGAGTATAATGCCCTAAATAATAACAGAATCTATAAGTTAGTTGCAAAAGTTAGCTTCCTAGATAATCTCATAGCTCATGAAGATCTTTTCACAATTTCAGGACTTTTTGACGGCTTAGGTCAAGGAACAGGTTTGAAAAACAAAGGACCCCGATACGTATTAAAATTTAATTTCTTGTAAGATGCAAAAATCATTTGTAGAACAAATTGGTATGAAAGGACACCTTACTATTCATAAAATTGTGAATGGCGAAGAGGAACTCGTTTATGATGAAAACAATGTCATTACGTCTGGTTTCGGCTTCTCGCTTGCTCACCTTTTTGGGCTAATGGGTTCTGATACAGTTACGGATTATCAAATTGATAGGTTTCAGCTAGGTGTTAGTGGTAATTCATCTGTGCAGGTAAGTTCAACCTTTGAGCTTTCTGGGCCGCTATCCTCAACTGAAGAGTATACTTCAGACGGTGATAGTAATCTCCATGCAGTTTCTAGTGATTTATATTTAAGTGAAGATGTGGTTGAATCGGATGTTGTCTTCGCCAAGATACCCTTCAACAAGGTGACCAAGATAGACGACAGATCGGTTCGCTACACTATATTTATTGATGAGGATTCCTGCAATTCCCTTGTAAGAGATCCAGGTTTTGAATCTCTTAACGAAATAGGCTTGTTTATTAAAAACCCTAGAGGGAAAGATCAGGATGAATCTGTTCTAGTTGCCTATAGACATTTTAGTAATATTACCAAGACCTCTGATTTTGGTCTTGTATTTAGATGGACAATTTCATTCGGATAACATGTTAAACCCAAGTGATGTATATGTTGAAGGCGGGACGAGTGACCTTCTAGTTTGCTGGACTGATCAGGTTACTAAATATGACGCAAGTTCATTTTATAACTTTGAGCAAGATAATCTACCTTTGCATGACCTTGATGAAAGGACTCACCTTCTATGGGAACGCATGGGTCACCCAACATCCTCTATAACCGGAATGTCGTTTATAGTGTCTGGAGATGCTACCTCCTCATGTAGCCCTCAATACTTCACGACGTTAAGTGCCTGCATTAATGCATTACCCGATGTAATTAATTATCCCATATTGGTAGAGGTTGGCAGCTTCGGCAATTTAGGCGAACTTCATCTGTCCAACAAAGTATTTGGTCCTAGTGGGGCGTTAGAGATTATAAATAGGAACTCTGCTTTTGCAGGAGCAGCGAGCCTCGACAATGAGGCTATGTCCTTGGATGAGATGACAGTGGCTTACACTGACTTCAGCATTGCTAGCTCGGTGAGTTCTTTTGTAGCGGCTTCCGCTCCCTCAATAACATTTGATTTATTCAATGCACAAATGTTTAGTAACGATCAATTCATCGCATCTAGTTCTGATAGGTGGAAAGATTTAAGATACTCACTTGAGCAGCATTATGCGTTTACTCGTAGAGTGGGTAGAGATCAACTGGGAGTTCTGACAGCATCACTTAGCAGCACGGTGAGTGGCTACGATAATACTGACCTGGAGACAGCCTCTAGTGGTTTGATATTCAACCCTTATGATGTTAGTGACAGAGAGACAGCAGGCGAATTCATGAATACTTATGACGCTAGTACTGTTAATGAAATTGATGGATCTTTAATCTATCCTCCTAATGGTCTAGCTAACGGTAATGATGTTAACAGCGTAGCTGCTGCATCTGTATACTTTAACCATTTGGACTCTATTAAGGTTTTCAACTGTAACGGACCAATATTTATTAGAAACTTTACGGTTGACGGTGAGAAGTCCAGAGAAAAAGGCATTGAAATTTTAAACTCCACTGTAAACTTAGAAAGATGCTCTGCGTCTAGATGCACTAAGGCTGGTCTTTACGCAGTTAACTCTGACGTAAATCTGCTTAGAGGCTTTGTGGCTTTCAGAAACTATGGGTTTAGTAATGATGTTCGCGTGGGTCAAGACTACACTGCAAAGAGAGAAAGTTATGCTGTTCTAGACGATTATGGCGCTGGTATTTACTCCGAAAACTCCGTAATAAACTTCAAGGATACTTACGAAAGAGATGTTCATGAGTCTTCTCAGGCTTCTTCACTTGTCTATACTGCTGATAATTATACAAGAGGGTTGCCGGTTCCTTCTCAAGAAAATCTGTACTGCCTCTCTCGTAATGATATCGGTATTCATGCGATTAACTCTCAAATTAAAGGGGGAAGAATTGAGCTTGGAGGGTCTGCCACAGTATCTTGGCAAGATGCCACTCAAATATTCTCTGAACTAAATACTGAAGCTGGTGTAAGACTTAATAATTGTAGCTTAAATTTAGCTGGTAGATTCACATTGTATGGCAACTACTTTGGTTTGGATGCTTACAATAGTGATGTCTCCTTTGATTACTTCAAAGCTTATGGTAATCAAAAAGAGGGAATTAAATTAGATTCTTGCGACTTTACGTATAATAATAACATATACAGCGGATTTTTGGGGGCAGACCTTTACACTGATGCCAGGGACAACTACCTGCAACACCAAGTAACTCTACTTGCTAATGGTACCGCTATTACAGCGGAAAACTCTACCATCGCTCCGATCTACACAAGCTCGATGCCGGGGCTATACGAATCTTTTATGGTTTCAGGGACTCATGGTGTATACCATCAAGATATTAACGGTGGAGAACATAATAATGTTAAGCCTAATGTTGAGTTGAACTCTTCTAAGCTTGACGCAATTCACGCTGCATTCTATCCCAGCGCCAACGGTGATATTAATGATGCCTGCATGGGTGAGGCTGTGGCTGCTAAGAATGGATCTCAAGTTTTCTTTAGGGGCTCTAAAGAATTTGCAAACAAAGTTATCGGTGACAACGATGGCGTTGCTCAACATCGAAGAGCAGGTTTATATGCCACCGACAACTCTGTAATTTCTATTCAAGGGCCAACAGTTATTGCTCAGTTTGGTGTTGATGTTCTCGTAGATAACAATTCTGAATTAGAGGTATGCCCTGCTAGGGATGCAAATGGCTCACTGCTTGCCTCTTCTTTCGATCTGATAGATCCAGCAAACCATACTCATGTTGAATTACACTCTTCAAGAGCTTGCATTGTAGCAGATAATGGGTCAGTTGTCAACCTTCAAGATTTAGGATCTTATCATGACAAATGGAGTAGAGAGGATAGTGATTACGGCAAGTTAATTGACAAAACTAATTTAGACTATCTTACTAGCGCAGAGGCTGGAACCGTTGACTATGTTTCCGCTGTGAGTGCAGGTTCTCTTCAGTTCTACCCTAATGCATTCCTGAATGATTCAGATATTCCATTTAAGCCAGTTGGTTCTAATCGCAACGCTGCATTCTCTGATGACGGCACATACACCCCCCAAAGCTATTACTACCTATATGATGTCCCTGTTGATGAATCGGATAAGCTTCATGAAACTACGGGCTTGTCCAGTGTAACCACTGGAGGGATGTGTGTTAGAGCCATAAATCAAAGTAAAGTTAATGCATTAAATGTACACTTCCCCACTGGTTATCCTCAAGCGTCATCTATAATTTATGACTTTGCTGGTGTGCCTGAAAAGGTCCTCCCCGAAGCTCAATGCTCTAGATTACACATTTGGAATATTGCTGATGACTCGATACTCAGAGCCTCTTATCTGTCGGTCAGTGGTAAGCATCCGCAAGATGCTGGCTATGTTGGCCCTTCGGGGAACTGGTTCAGCGCATCCGAGGCTCCAGATAACACTCCCGACACAAGCGGTCTTTCGGTGTTAGATTATTATGGTAGAGATGAATATGAAGAGAATAGCTTCGGACAACATGATTCTGCAAAGAACTTTGGTGCCTTTAGAATTTACTTCTCTGTGGATCCAGTCACCAACTTCTTAAGAACAAATCCTGATTATAGTGATGACGTTCTGAGTGGTCTTCCGACTCAACTTTATGCTCAAGGTTATCAGTTCTCGGCGCCATTGTCCACCGTGGCACTGGATGTTAGCTCCGAATACACCAAGACTTTATTCCGACCAGAACACGGCGATCTTGCTGGGACCGATTCAGTTAGCGATTCAGGATTCTACTATGCGTCGGGACTAGTGCATAGTCCAGTAACTGTGAAGGCTGTTTTGGATGATTCGGCCATGAATACTTTTGCAAACGCTAAACATAACACAGTTAATAAGTCTGGATTAGCAAATGTGGTAACTAGATATGAACCTTTCATAACTGGGCCGGGTGGCGACTCAGTCTCAGATAAGGACACAGGAAAAGGTGTGGCTTCAGTTAACAACTTTAACCTTAGGAAATTAGACTAATGGCTATTAATTATTTTGAAACAAGCAATCGGTATACTAACCCGGTAAGACATTTTAAAGCTAACGACCCCTATTACTTTGAGGTTGACAATATACCCATCAAGCAATTAGAGGAGAACGCTAAATTTCTTAAGGATCAGGTTGATGGTTTATTAAGAAATCAAGGAAGAGAGTTTCTAGAAGAAGGCGAGACATCCACTTTAGACAGAGCCAAATTCAATGAATTAAAGCCTATCGTAGATGGCACTGACTCTAAAGTAAAGGTTTTACCAGGACGTTTTACGGCTAGAATTAATGATGCCTATACTAAAGAACCTCTTCAAGTTATTACTCAAGCCTTGACAGGGACTGGAGGTCTAAGCTTTGGGTTCCCCGCTCCAAACTCTTACGATATTGAAACAGCAACGGGGGCCACGGTTGCAGTTGCTTTAGCTAAGTGGCAAGAGCAATTAGCAGCAAACTCAACTCTTATGAACGGTCTTTTTGAAAGATCTTTTGTTTACCCCATGAAGAACAACGATTCTGTGGGGGAAGGAGTTGATACTGATAATCCTAATAATATAAATTCAACCGTAGGGGCGCAAATAACAGATAAGGCAGGGTGGCCTGGGTTTATAGGTTACTTGCACGAAAATGTAACTAATCAAAATACTAGAAATATCCTTAATATGGATTTTGGGGCAGCTACAGATATCTTTAGGCAAACCGGAAGATTAGAATCAAATTTTATAAAAAGATGGAGGGGTGCCACTAGAACTTCTATTGTTGATGTGCCAGAAACATTACAGATTGACATTCCTAAATTTGATGAGGAGGAGTTCTTTTACATTGATGCTGATGGCGTCAAGCGACAGGTAAATTCAACTCAAAGAATTGACCTTGTATTTATTTACTCAAAGCCTGTTGATGAATCTCAAACAACACTACCCTCCTACACCAATGGAAGTCCGAGAGTAATAACCAAACCAGAATTAGGAATTGTAAAAGGGGCTGGCATAGGCGTGAGCCAACAAACAGGCAGCAGTCCCGAAGATTTAGTTAATCTTCAAAGCTTAGATGGTGTCACCCTTATGGTGCCTAATAGTTCAGATGATCTTTCTTCCGACACAGGATTTCAGTTATCCGCTGGAGCGGCCATAAGGGGTTCTTTCCCGTCGCCTGATGATTTAATGAACTTGGCTCCCCTTCTGTCTGAGAATCTGTCAACTACATCTGTTGCTCTGATTGGTCAGTCTATACTGCCTGTCGCTTATGTTGTGGTCAAAAAGGATGCCACTCTGAACTCTCAGGCTGACGCTATTATTACTAACGATGATATTATAGATATCAGACCATTTTTTAGAACAACTGAACTTGCATATAATGAGAGGGCAGGAATTGCCGCAGCTACTCCTCAGATTTCTATTGCAAACCCTGTTGTTACTGAATCTCATCTTGAGTTAGTAAAAAGACAGATCGTAGATGATTATACGAGTAAGCTTAGTGTGCCCACAATTGAAACAGCAAGAATCGTTGGCGCCGGATCTATCAAAGGTGGAATGTTTTATGGTGTTGAAGGAGCTTTAGGCACTTATGTAAGAGATCAATTTAACGCCACAACTTTTAACGGAGCTAAATCAGTTGTTGAAAGTCGTTATGGTTACGCTACAAATAGTATTCCTAATCTGCCTGATTGGGATATCGCTAGGTGGTGTCAGCAAGGCACGTTCTCAGCTAAAGGCACCTTCCCAAATGACCGAGTGAATTATTTCCAATGGGGACTTGGAGATGATCAAGCTACAACTCAAAATCTAAAATTCTGTGCTTTCAAATCTAAGCCTGGATCAGATTTAGATTCTGAATTTGTAAGTAATTCAAACAGGATACCTAGACTTGCAACTAACAAAACTTTTCACAGTGAACAAAGGAACACCTTAAATGGAGAATTAAAAGAAAGAGGTATCACTTCTTTCATGTTTGTAGAGAAGACTGTTCAAATAGACAGATCCGACATTAATTGGGCAAAAGATTATTTTGTATCCGTTCAGCTTCTAAACTGTGCTCCTTTATCTGCCCGAGCGGATTCTTCGTTTAGCGCCAATAAATTTCATAACGCCGCTGGTACGGCTAACATTTGGGTAGACAAGAGGGAGACAGAGTTTACTATCTTTGTGTCTTGGAGTGGCGACGATTACGGGGCTTATAACAGAGACATGTTTGCAAACTCCCCTGCACAAAATAGAGAGGACGGGGAAAGATATGCCGGTTGGTGTGTTCTTAACTCGGACATCATGACAGCTACTAATCCTAATGGTAGTATAACCGGAAACGGTACTGAGTCTGTCACGGCTGGTGTTTCCATTTATCCTAGTGTTAGCTTCCAGGTTTACGGAGTTCCTGAAAACATTGAACAAACTTCTAGAACTTTGATGAGTCAAAACAATCCGACTCTTAACCTTGTGTAATGGCTGGCATTCGTTTTGGGTGTGGTGAGTTCGTCCCAGGGGGAGAACCAATTAATATTCCTAGTGTGGATCCACCTACACCCACTACGGTTGTTCCTAAACCAACTAGATTCAACGAGCAAATACCCCCGTTCATTCCTCCAACAGGCGATCCCCCTAAGTTTGCTTGCAAGAAAATGAGCCTTGCCTTTGCCCCACCGCCCCCTCCTGGATTTAGGTATAAGAATGGATTTTTTCAAGAATGCTTACCCTGCGATAATGCTTTAAATACTAGACCTTTTGGGCTTCCTAAAAACCCCGGTCCTAATGATCCTGATTGTATATTCGCATCAAGAGAGGAGTGTGATAATCTTCCATGTCCCAACCCTTTTATTAGAGAAGTGGAAGAGCCGGATCCGCAGGAACCGCCTCCTGCGGGTGGTGGTGGTGGTGGTGGTCAATTGGGTCCCACAACAGGAGGTGGAGCTAGATTCTTTAGATGCACAAGAAATCTATTTATATGTCCTCAAGATATCGAGAAGGAACCTAATGAACGTCGTATTCTTGCTGCTCAACACATATGTGTAGTCTGTAATTCTTTAGACCCAAATGGAAGTAATATTTTACAGAGCCAAGGACCACCAGTATTAAAAGGCAACAAAGCTGTTCAAACATTTCAATCGGATTGTATCTATAGGACAAAGCAAAATTGTGAAAATGCATGTCCACCCGGCCCTATAACAGGTGGTAGATTTGTAACAGATTGTGTGGACCCTCTGTCTCAAGCCCCCTTACCTCCATCTCAGAATCCTAAGCTGACTGTATCTCAATTACCATCAGAGCCTACAGGATCTCAAACACCCGTATTGACTACTATAAATATATCTCAACAAGTAGCTCAAAGCCCAACTTTAGGTATTTCAGTTAACGAGCCTGGAGTTTCTATTAATGAGCCCTTACAACCAAACATAACTAATTCTCAAGGACAACCACTTCCTAGCATTCAAGTCTACTCAAAAATATTTAATAATACTTTTAATTTCTTTGCAGCAAACAGATCATTACAGGTTAATTCATTTAGTCCTAATTTCTCTTACCCTAATATATTTAAACCTTCAGTAGCGTCTGAAGTAGCTGATTTAATTAATAATGAGGGTAGTTTATCTTCGTGGAGAGAAAACACTCTTTTCTCATTGAACCTAACTGATATTGAACTCAGCTTGAACGATAATCTCTTAGATGCATTCAATACTATTCATCATTCTGGGGGTAGATTAGTGGGCAAGGTAGACTTCTTAGAAATGGTTAGGAAGCATCTACTTACAGGGACCTTAGAGGAGTTTGATTCGGAATATTATATTGATCTGGCTAGAAAACAAAAACAAGACACCAGGATTCGTTTTACAGGTATACAGGATAAAGATATTTCCGAACGAGCAGGCTTGGGTCTTGTAGGCAGTCAAGCAATTACCGCAGATACAAATCAGCTTGTAAATCTTCAGAAAAGACAAGTTCGTAGGCAGAGAAGACTGTTAACCGATATTGATGCGCGACTTACGACAGACACTTTGGAGGACATTCCCAAGGAATCCATAGAGTTAACTGATATTGGTTTTGATGTTTTAGATTCGTCTGGAGGCTCCTTTAAGCTTTCTATTGGTGAAGGAGATGGTTACTACATACCCTCTGAATTAGCAGATGGAACTAAAGTACCCTTACTACTTCAAACAGATATAGAAAATACGTTCTTCGTTCCCCCAGACACTAGAGTAAACGCTCTAGAGTTGTTCAAAGAAGACTCTGCCTACACACTATCAGTCTCTGCGGTCAGCGGTCAAAATGAACTTGTGGCTGGGGATCTCGGAGTATCATCCTTGGTTCCTTTATATTTAACTCTTGATATATCTTCTGTAACGTCCGAAGTTAACAATAACCCTCTTATCTCAAGATACACAGGTAGGTATGTGGTCGAAAACAATCAAGGTATTATTGATCAACACGCCAAAGATAATGGTCTTGCCGTAACCAGGATAAATATTGATTACAGAGATCCTATTTATCGTTATATTTTAGATGGTGGAGATGTCTCCTTAGCTTTAAGTGACATAAATTTTGAAAGTATCTTAGACCCCAAAGATTATCCTGGAGGCGCTCGCATTGCTAGAAATATACCTTTTGGATTAATCATCACCCCTGTGGTGGGCTCAAAGTTTAATCCTTTTAATGGTAAATCCACCTTAGATTCTTTTGAGGAGCCATTTACCAGGAGCCTGCTCCTAATACCTGATATAGATGTTTTTGATTTAAAACCTAACAAGCCTGAGCTTGAAGAAGTTAATTTGTTTAATAGCACCAATGGTGATTTAAAAGTAGGCCTAGCGGAGCCTGTGGACACTCAAAATGTATTATATAAATATGATGCATCAAATGAGAGATACACTGAAACTTTCTTTAAAAATGGGGAGTATACCACTAGTGCTGATATATCAGTTGTATCGTCTCAAGGATTGTCCTTCATGATTAAAGATGTAATTGATTACATCATCACTACTTACGATCCTGAAGTTATTTCTTGGTATGATGTCATCAGAAGAATGCCTTTAAATAGGGTCGGTGAATTTCTCTATGACAGCAACAATCTTTTAATCTCAGAACTAGATAGAGGATTTAGATCCGGTGTAAAAATAAATTTCATACTCAACACATCTAAGGATATTTTAAGTAAAATACTTTCGGATGATGAAAAGACTATCATAAAGTCTGGAGACAGATAATGCCTTTAATAGCTAAAGTAGGAGATTTTACGCAAGGACACTGTTGGCCTCCCGCTCCCATGGTGAGTCAGAAGAATGGAAGCGTTCATGTAGACGGGGCTCTCGCTATAGTTGAAGGTGACAAAACTGTTCACCTTCCTGGCTGCACTACCCCACCTAGCACTCACGATGTGATAGCCATACAAGGCAGTCCCACTGTATTTGCAGGGGGTATCCCAATAGTAAGAGACGGTGATCCTATGGGTTGTGGCGATGCTGCTGAAACACCTGGGGGAACTGTGTATGCAAACGGAGGTGGCAATTTTCTTCAAGTTGTTCCGGGTGGTGACCCCGGTGCAAACGTTGGCGAACAGGTCGGATATGTTGTCGTTGGAACCTCGGTTACTTACAATGTTGTATTGAGGGGTCGTATTGTCCGAACTAGCCTTGGCCCCACGGCATTTAAAGAAACCTGGAGCGGTTGGAGACCAGATGCACTGCAACCTAAATCATCTAATGGGTTTAGAGTGACCCTTCAAGAGGAGTTTACAGGTAGACGGTATACAAGTATTCAGTCTCAAGGGGCCGCGAATATACCAGCAACAGCACCCCCAATATATCAGCAACCTTTAGATCCTTTTGTTAGATTTGAAATGATTAGCGGACCTTTTACAATTGACAATGCGGGGGCAATAACACTTATACCCTCATTTATCCCACCAGAGCAAGAGAATACAGGTGAAAGCACCTTATTTGTAAGGAGCATACCAGTTTCCGTAAGGTTTATTTACGGTGAGGCAAGCTCAATCATTGCAAAGGATGTTAACTTTGATGTTCAGTTTGCTCTTAGCACTGACCCCTAGTAATGATCTCCCAGACGGATAATATTTTAATATTTTATATTAGGCTGAAATAGTACATATATTAGTACTAGGAGTATTTCCATTATGCGTTACGTAGATATTAGTGAAGATTATATTAATCAAATTTTAGAGGCTAACAACCTTTCTCAGAATTCCAACACTTTGACCGAGGATAAGGTTCCTCCGCAATTGGCGGATCATGTCAAAGGCAAGAAGAAGAAGAATGATGATGATGATGAGGACAAGAAGGCCAACGAGTCCAATGATCTTCATGAGTGCCCTCTTTGCGAGTCCCAATTAGAAGAGCCTTTGAGTGTTGATAGAATCCAAGAGCACATTGAATTTATTCTTGAAACTATCAATGAAGCTGATGAACTGGAAGGTGAAGAGCTTTACGAGGCTGAAAAAGAGGAAGACGAGGACGAAGACGAGGACGAAGACGAGGACGACAAAGAAGATAAAAAGGGCTGAGGTTAAAAGATGAGTGCAAGCACAAAAGATCTTTTAGCCTTGACCGAAGGTATCTTAGCTCAGTCATCTCCCGTGAAGGAGGTTCCTGTTCCTAACCCAATTCTCGACGATGGTTTAAAAGCCATTGAAGTTCCTGATTCTTACGTAAATAAAATTATTGGTTTTGCTGGTGCTCTTAAGGAGAGCAAAGAACCTGAAGCCGTTGAAAATTCTAATCAATTAGAAGAAGCAGAATTGCTTGAGCAAAGAGTTCAAAACCTTGTAGAAAGACTGAAGAATCTTCTTGCTGAAGCCAAAACTGTATTGCAAGAAATGACTACAGTTGGGAGCCTAGGCACAGGTAATCAAAAAAAAATTAAGCCTAAAACTTATGGCAAGATGATGACTAGTACATATGGATCTCGTAAACCTAATAAAGGAAACTAGAGCAACCAAGGCAAAAGGTTCTCAGGAGGGTAGGAGTAAAATGAGAAAAACTACCCGTAAAACAAAGGCCTCCAAGTCTCGCGTTAAGGTTTACAAGTCTATTACGGACGCTCTTTCAAAAGGACATGTAGGTCAAATATTTTCAACTGAAGGGGCCGATCGACTTTATGTTATCACTAAACGAAAGTGGGGAAAAGACAATGAACAGATGGTTGGAGGTCGAACTGCCAAGGGGTTTAGTCCAGGCAATATACCCTCAAAGTTTAGTGATGTTAAAAAATATGCTGTAAGGACCATGCTTAGGCATGGGAAACAAAAAAGCAGTAAGTTTAAGAGCGAGAAGTATTGGTCTCGCAAACAAAAATAAGGAAAACTATGTTACTCGTAGAATACACACTTTTAGATAATCTTGAAGTTATTAACGAAAACACTACCGGCGGCACTCAAAGGCTGAAGCTTAGAGGCAGATTCCAAAAGTGTGACGAGCAAAACAACAATGGTAGAGTCTACCCTCGAAAAATTCTAGAGGGTCAAGTTCAAGCAATTCAAGAAAAAATTAAAGATAGATCATTAGTCGGTGCATTAGATCACCCTGCTAATGATGCCATTCACCTTTCTCAAGCGTCCCATCTTATTACGGGTCTTTCTGTAGACAATAGTGGTGATGTGATTGGTGAATGTGAAATTCTCTCTACACCCAATGGCAAAATTGTTGAATCACTAATCAACGATGGTGTGAAAATTGGAATCTCTAGCAGGGGAGTTGGTAGTGTATCGGAAAGCACAAAGGGTAAAGTTGTTAATGAGGATTTCAAGTTAATTACTTTTGATTTAGTGTCTGACCCCTCCACTAAGGGAGCATTCCCTGAGCTTACCGAATCAATGCGAGAGAACAGCGAACGTGCTCAGGCGATAGTGTCTCAGCATAAAAAGGATAGAGTTTTAATGGCTGTCCTAGAGAACAAAATTAAAGAAGCTGTTAAAAAAAGAAAAGACAAGAAGAAAAAGGGTAAGAAAGACTTTCCCGATCTCAGCGGTGACGGCAAAACTACCTTCAAAGATATTTTAATTGGTCGTGGTGTCATCAAGGGCGGCAAGAAAAAACAATCCATGGGTGAAGGAGAGCAAACACAAACTAATGATGGCGGAAATGGAAACGGTAAAAAGCCCAAGAAACCCAAGAAACCCGAGCCGCCCGAGCCGCCCGAGAAGCCCGAGCAGGTGCCATTTGCCAAGCAACTTACAGCGAAGCAATTGGGATTCATTGGAGACTCAGCCAATATTTTTGGAAAGAAAATTATTGAAGCTTGCAACAATATTCTTAGAAAAGATGAGATGGCACCTGCAAATATCAATAAGCGTCCTGGAAAGCAATCTTCTAGTATGGCAGCTAGGGCAATAGCTCAGGCGCGTCGAGCACCAGGGCAAACAGCCGCTCCCGCTGAACTCAAAGCACGCAGAGGAATGAGAAGAACCGTCGAACAGGCCTACAGAAACCTTATCAGAAAGGATGAGGCCAAGATGAGCGATTATGATATCGATAAGCAACAGAGGATGAAGACCGGAGATTTTGATGATAGGACGGATAGAGATGCCGATATGCCAACCGCAGGCGCTCGCCAAACTGCTAAATCTATTCGCAGAACAGCAGGCAGGGCGAGGGCAAGGTATATTGCTCAATTTAGAGGTCAAACAGGGTCAGAGCCAGAGCCAAAAAAATAACAATTAAACCCAAGGAATGAACCATGTCAAAACATGAAGACTATGACGATTACAACAACGCAAAGCAGACATTTATTGTGAAAGACGAAAAAGCAGCATTGAAGATGAAACGCGAGGAGGCTAGAGCCGCCCGTGAAAAATACAAAGCTGTCGTCGCTCGCGAGAGAGAAGAAAAGGCTGCTGAACGTGCAATCAAAAGAGATCAGATTCAACTTGAATTAACTAAGCTGAAGCTGTCTCAGAGTGCTAGTGAGAAAGCTCGTACTAATATCGCTCTCACAACGCCTGCACTTCTTGTTTTGTTGATCGGTGGCTTCATTGCGATGCTTGGCACAGGCTCCATTCCTGATGATCAAGTATCAGTTGCTTCAGCATTGTTAACTCTTGTAGCAACAGCTTTAATGCAAAATTTACGTTCTATAGTGTCCGAGGGTGCTGCTGATGCATCAGATGCTAATGGTAATGCCAACGGCCATGAGGATAAGAAATCTAAGGAATCTAAGAAATGACCGACAAGTCTAAAGTTTTAGATAAGATTGCAAAGGAGTTGGACAAGGCTGTCGAACTTCATGCCAGTCAAGCTAAAAGAATTAGATCCCTTTTGAAAAAGGGTAGAGTTAACGAAGACTTGCGTAAATGGGTTGCTCAAAGATGGGTTGATATCGGTGCTCCTAAAAAGGGTGGAGGTTTCAAGCCATGTGGTCGCTCAAAAGGCGAAAAGCGTAAAGGCTATCCAAAATGTGTGCCTGCTGCAAAGGCAGCAGGCATGAGTAAGAGTCAAAGAAGGTCTGCGGTTAAACGCAAGAGAGCAGCAGGCAATCCAGGAGGTAAACCTACAATGGTATCTACATTTAAAAAGAAAAAAAGTTCTAAAACAGAAGCAGTAGAACTCTTTGGTCAAATCATTTCAGAGAAACTGTGCCCTAAGGGTAAAGCAGCCGCAAAAAGAAAGTTTGCTGTTTATCCCTCGGCTTACGCTAACATGTATGCATCCGCTGTTTGCAGTGGCAAAGTAAAACCGGGTGGTAAAAAGAAGAAAAAGAAAAGCAAAAAAGAATCTAAAGAGGTTCTCGGTGTAGCCGTTCTTGAAGCTTACAAAGAATTTATTAGAAGAGATGAGATTGGAAGGATGAAGGCCAAGAGAGTTGAGGCCGGAACTAAAACGGGGGCAGGTGAACGTAGGGAACCTGTGGAAGTCGGCGTAGACAACGTCTTCAAGCCGCCGACAAAAGCAGATAACGAACGCCAAGCTAGGCTCGCCCGAGACTTCCCCGAAGACAGCGATGAGATGGAACAAGCAAGGATAAATCTTGGACTTGTTAAGGGTAAGAGACCCAAAGGCGGAATGCAAGGATAAATAAAATAATTATTATTAAAATAATTCAAATACCCTAAATACCTACATAGAGGATTTATATGTCGAACAATACGCAAATATTAGATTCAATTGCTGAGTATCTACCTGAAGGTTTGGATGAAAACACTTTAGGCAAGGTGTCTGAGCTTGTCGCTGTTATAATTGATCAGCGCGTTGAAGAAGAAGTTAATGACCTGTCTACGAAGGTTCAGTCTTTCATTCGTGGAAACATTGAAAAATTAAAAGAACAGGCCATTAAAGAGCTTGAGCTTGAGAATGAAACATTCCGTAACGCTCAAATGTTTGAAACCGTTCGTTCAATGTTTGCTCTAGAAAACACTAATCAAGATGAAATCAATGGTTTAGACGCACTAGCCTCTTTAGGTGAGCAGCAAGAAGAGAAAAACGAAGCTCTTCTGCGTCAAGTAGACAAACTGTTAAAGGAGAATGTCAGCTTAAAGCGTCAATCTAAGATTTCAAACGATAAGAATCAAAAATTAGAGGAGTCCCTTGAAGTTATTAAGCATGAAATGGTTAGTCTTCAAGAATCCACTAAAGCAGAGAGGAAACTCTCTGAAACGGCACTAGTCATCAGTGAGGATAACTTCGAGGTGAAGGAAGCTGATGAAAAGTTAAATGAAAACCACGCTGTCCATGGTAATGAATGGATCAATCAAGGCGTGTTAGAAAAACTCAACAGTTATAGAGGTTAATTATGACCGCTCAAGATAGAAATGAATTACTGAAGCGTTGGGAGCCACTCCTTGAAGGGATCGAGAGTGATCACATCGCGTATCAGACAGCGCGGCTCTTTGAAAATCAAGCCAAAGAGTTCACAAAGCAAAATCTGAACGAAGAGGCTTTAAGCCCTCACGCCACGACCACGGGTAAACTTGGCACATTCCAGAAGTTTGCGTTCCCGATGATTCGTCGTATGTACCCCGAGCTTATCTTTAACAAGATTGGCGCGACTCAAACGATGGACGGCCCGGTTTCGCAGATCTTCTACATGGGCAACTCGCGTGCTGGCAATGGCAACGAAGAGACGATGTACTCGAAGTTCAACATCACTCCGCTGGGCATAACTACTAGCGCGATCGGCTCGCTCTCCGGTGATGCGACCACGAACATCGCTCAAGCTCACGCCAACTGGGCTGCTTTCGATGGTCCTAGCTCCATGGGTGCTGCACAGTTTGAAGGTGCGTCTCCGCTTGGATTCGACCTGTCGAACGTCATCAACGATCTTAACGGCTCGCCTTCTACCACTTACGGTGGCAAGCT